TGGTATTTCGTTTTCCCCGCAAAAAGCACGATTCCCACGGTGTGTATAATGCACGATAAAATACAACATACAATTAAACGATTGCTTAATTGTTTATTGTACTTATAAAAAACAATGCGCGTTACACTTGATAAATGCACGTTATAGTGATATAATATAATCAACAAAGGAAAGGAGATTGTAACTATGGGAGAATGGATAACACATGCACAAGTGCGAAAGAGGTTTCAAGATCATTTTTGTGAGTCGTTATATGAACACTCGGAACTTGTAACACCTGACACAGTTGTTGAATACGAAAAAATGAAAGACATCATGAGAGAAGAAAACGGCACAGCTCTTTCACTATGTAACACAACATATCGTAACAATTTGCATTACGCCTTTTTATACATAATTAAAGATAAAGTATACGATAACGGTAAATACTGTATTGCGTATATAACAAACGATCAGCGCATTGATGTTCCGATTAGTGCAACATTGATAAAGGAGAAATACAAATGTCTAGAAGAAAAATTAAAAAAGTATTAAAACATATGATATCGTTAATTTTAATGATACTAAATTCGGTGGTATTGTTAATGATTGTTTATGGGTTATTTTATGCAATGGCTGTGTTTGTCAATTACTTAGTTCCGTTACCGTAAAAAATTATTACAAATGTTTCACGTGAAACATTAAGCAAAAAGTGAGGTATAATAATGAAAAGAGAAAATGTAGACGCAATCTATAAAGTAATGTTTGTGAAGTCTGGTTGTAGTTACACAGCACGTGTTGTTATTCCGGCAAGTGCTATTTCTGACTTGGATATTACTGAGGGAGATAAAATACAGTGGACACGTACATCTGACGGTTTATTGTTAAAGAAAGTTGGTGGCAATCATTGACAATCAAAGAGCAGTATAAACATGAATATAGAAACTATTTGCGCCGTGTGAATAGAGCAGTAAAGCAGGGGTATATAGTGGACGTTATTGGACGTGTGAAAAAACCAACACGAGCATCAATCAATAGATTAAAGCAAATGTCGGGTGAAAAAATTAAGTCAAAGTCTCGGATTGTTGATATTGAGACAGGGGAAATTTTAAAACCCATCAAGAATAAAAAGAAACGTTTAGTGCAACAGAGAAAAAATGTCAATATATTAAAAGCAGATTTACAGACTGTAGCTAATACAGTTGAAACGAATAGCCACGTCACATCATTATCAGGAATGTCAAGTGATGTGTTACCACCAACAGACAGCTACGAGCAGATTATAGATAACTGGTATCAACAAGTTAGAGAATCATTCTATTGGTACATTGCGCAGTTTATCGAATGGCAAACAAATAGGTTGATCTATGGTAAATCAGAAGAAACACGGAGACGTTTTGCATATGTTTTATCACAAAATCCTGACATATTCCCTGAACCGCCATATGAAACAAGAGAAGCAATAATGAATAGTTTTAACGAAATATCGCGAATGATGGAGTTAGCACCTGACAGTGAAGCGTATCAAGATTTTTTGTCTATGTATGATGGCGTTGAATTTGAGGAATAAATGTGTGAATACGGCGGTGAAACGTTATGGCAAGAAAGAAAGAAATAACTTACTGGGCGTGTGACTTTGAGACAACCGTGTGGACAGACGAAATGATAAAACAAACCGGACACGACCAAGACTACACAGAGGTGTGGGCGGCTTCTGACGTTGCACTATATGATGCCACTGAGTGTGTAACGATCACGCACAGTATACGTGATTTTCTAACTAGATTTTTACGTATGCCGGGAAATAACGTTTTATTTTTTCACAACCTCTCTTTTGACGGATCATTTATTGTGGATTTTCTGCTCCGTGAGGGGTACACACACACAAGTGTGAAAGACAGTGAAATGAGAAGTAGGCAATTTAAAACATCTATTTCAGCCATGGGGCAATGGTATTACATTAAAATAAAATGGTCACATACATTATTAGAAATAAGAAATAGTCTAAAACTCATGCCAGCATCTTTGCGAGCAATCGGGCAGTCATTCAAAACGAAGCATCAAAAGTTAGAAATGGAGTACACCGGGGACAGGCAAGCATATTGTGATATAACACCCGAAGAAGAGGAATACATAAAAAATGACGTTCTTGTGCTGAAAGAAGCTCTTGAAATGATGTTTAATGAGGGGCATGACAAGTTAACAATCGGCTCATGTTGTTTGTCAGAGTTTAAATCTCGGTATACAAAAAAGGATTTCGAAAGAATGTTTCCTGACATACGAGACGATCCTATGCACTATGAATTCTCAGGTTATAATAACATGTGGGAATATGTCCACAAATCATATTCCGGTGGTTGGTGCTACGTGAATCCTAGATACGCACACAGAACAATCACACTTGGGAAAGTGTACGATGTAAATTCACTATATCCATCTATGATGCATAGTGTTTCCGGGAATTACTACCCTTATGGGCGTGGTCAGTATTGCTTAGGCACACCGCCTGAGCATATGAACAATCAGAATGATTTTTATTATTTTGTTCGGTGTAAGTTTCGATTCAAACTAAAACACGGTGCGTTTCCATGGTTACATATCCGTGGTAACGCACACTATAAAGGTAACGAAAATCTGTACACCTCAGATATACGACACAACGGTGAGTATTATAGATATTATTATGATAATGACGGCAATGTATGTGACACAATACACGAGTTTGTGCTAACTAAAACAGATTGGTTGTTATTGCAAGATACTTATGACTTGTACGATCTACAGATCATTGATTATGTGTGGTTTTATGCTCGCCCGGGCATGTTTGACGGTTATATTGATACATACGGAGAAATGAAAAAGATAAGCAGAGGTTTTAAACGAACACTAGCAAAATATTTTCTCAATAATTTGTACGGAAAGTTCGCTATGTCTGATGACAGTTCCTGGAAAGAACCATATTTGTCTGAGGATGGAATCGTTCGTTTCATATTGCATGAGGAACATGAAAAAACTGTCGGTTATATTCCTGTCGGTTCAGCTATAACATCATATGCGCGAAATTTCACGATCAGACACGCCATAGCTAATTATGACCGTTTCTGTTATGCGGACACAGACTCTATCCATTTACAAGGGCTAGAGCCGGCTGAAATGGTTGTTGTTGATCCTGTTGAATTTTGTTGTTGGAAAAATGAATGTGATTTTGATTTTGCGTATTATGAGCGACAGAAAACATATGCAGAACACGTTATAGCAGAGGATGGCGAGGAGTGTGAACCTTATTTGAACTTGAAAGCGTCAGGTATGACAAAACAGGCAAAGCAGGAGTTTATCGATCGTGGATTACCTGTATCGGCGTTACGTGAAAATTTACAACTTGAGGACGCTAACCTTAAGGGCGTGAGAATCAGAGGTGGAATATTGTTAAAAAATAAAACATTTAAAATACAAAAAAGCCTTGACAAAAAAGTTAACCCGGTGTATACTAATTAATGTAATCAAGATGAGTGTTAAAAAGAAAGGAGATTGGTATTATGATTACAAGAACAAATATAACAGCAGAAGTAAAAGCGGAAGTGGTCGAAAAGACAGAACAGGGGATTCAGTCAAGAGAAGTGGAAACAACTATTGAGAAATGCACATCAAAAGAAAAAGCTGAAATCGCGTTATGCAAAATGTTTAAAAATGCGATTGTTCAGGTGAAAGAGTGCTTATTCTATGCAGATAAGCGTGTGATGACTGAGTCTGATTTTGTTGAACACTCAACACTGAAAGAACATAAGGCACTTACACCGGAAGAGGTTGCAGTAATCAATGATTCAAGAAAGAGAGGCAAATAATTATGTTTCATAACATCACAAAAATGGATATGGCAAATGTAGGCTCAGGGCTTGGATTCAAGGATGCAGTAGAGCGTGGCACAGAAGGCGTACTTGAAGGATTCGGGATTGTAGAGTCCGAAAGATTGGATGAGGGAACAGGCGAACTGGAAAAAGTCATGATTTCAGTTGTAAAAGTAAACGGTACTCTTTTTTCCGGCGCATCTAAGGTTGTTGAGGGTAGATTGAAAAACCTTGACGCAATCGTTGGAAACAGCAATGACGTGGAAGAAAAGAAGATCAGTGTAAAATTTGAAAATATTAAACTGGCAAAAGGTAACGGGACAAACCTCATTGTTACTAGATATGACGAATAATCAGAAAGGGCGGGAAACCGCCCTTTAATTATAAGGTGGTGCAATATGATTAACTTAGAAAAATTGAATATGACTATTGTCACATCTGACACACTAATTCATATTATCAATGACCCATATGTACAATCTGTGACACCGCACACAGATCGAAAAGGGTTACAATGTTACAACGTAGTGTCAATGTGTGGTGAAAGGTATAAGGTGTTTACGCGTGGAAAAGTATTATGATTGTAATTATCTACTAACCTTAAAAGATCGTAACGGAAAAAACCCGGATATATACATTGCAGACGGAAACCGAACAGCGGGAAAAACTGTCTCGTTTAAACGTAGGTTAATTGACACATTTTTGAAAGAAAAGAGTGACGTTAATCAATTCTATCTTATTTACCGATATAAAACAGACATGCAATCTATGTCTGATTCATTTTTTACAGATATCCGTCGTTTGTTTTATAACGGTCATGTTATGACCGAAAAGAAATTGTTTGACGGGGCTGTTGTACAGTTGTTGTTAGATGATAAACCTTGTGGGTGGTGCTTACCACTGTCATTGTCAGGAAAAATTAAGCGGATGTCGTCCATATTCGTGCAAGTGGCTCATGGATTTTTTGACGAATACCAAGATGAGTCAAACAATTATCTACCAAACGAAATAGATAAGTTAATGTCTATTCACACATCTATCGCACGTGGTGACGGAAAGCAGAGTCGACGTGTTCCGCTATATATGGCAAGTAACACCGTATCAATACTTAACCCATACTATCAAGCGCTAGGCATTAATAAAATGTTAAAACGTGATACAAAAATATTGCGTGGTAACGGTTGGGTATACGAGCGAACATATAACGAAAATGCCAGTAAAGCTTTTGAGAGTTCAGCTTTTAACCGCGCATTTTCCGGGTCAAAATACTTTTCTCACGCGTCACAGAATGTGTATTTGAATGATAATGACGCGTTAATCGCACGACCGTCCGGCGTATCTGAGTATATGTTATCGATCAGATATAACGAAATATGGTACAATGTTAGAAAATACAGCACTTGCATTTACGTGTCAGAGGGTGCAGACGAAACATTCCCTCGCCGGGTCTGTTTTAACTACACCGACGTGATAGACGATCGCGCAGTGATGGTGAACAGCAGTAACTATATTATTATGGCGTTACGAAATTATTTTCACAGAGGGTTAATGCGTTTCCAAAACCTCGCTTGCAAGGATATGGTGTTCGATATGTTATCTTTTTTATAGGTTGACACACACAACAATTTGTGTTATTATAATATTGCTCCCCTATTTGAGCAGAATCACTGACCGCGCTCGGACGCGTTAAAGGGCAAGTAGTCAACCGGGGCGGGTGGAGTAACGCACCCTTTGATTTATCTTATAGGTCACGGGCAGAAAAATTAGCGGTTTCAACAAATTCACTGTTGACACCGCTAATTTATTTTGCTATAATGTAATTAACAATTAAGTGATTGCTTAATTGTTTAAACGTTCCTCTTGATTCATGTTTCACGTGAAACAATTTGATTCATGTTTCACGTGAAACAATTTGATTCATGATTCACGTGAAACATTACGCAGAAAGGAGTGAGATTATGGAAACTATTAACGCAGTAATTAACGCTGTTGCTACGGTCGGCTTTCCGATTGTGTGTTGTGGTGTGTTAATGTATTATCAGAAATACACACGTGACAAGGATTCTGAACAACTGAAGCAGCTGTCACAATCACACGCAGAAGAAATGAAAACAATGGCTGATGCGCTTAACAACAACACCATTGTGTTGCAGAAGCTGTGTGACAGGTTAGAGAGTGAGGTGAATGTACATGAAAAAAAGTAAGAAACTGATCGCATTATTCCTCTCTGTTATGCTTGTTTCAATACCGGTCACAGCAAGCGCAAATATGAACGGTATTGACGTGTCTAACTGGCAGCGTGGAATTGACGTAACACAGATGCATGATGTTGAGTTTGTAATCGCAAAAGCAACAGAGGGCACAAGCTATGTTAATCCCGATTGTGACAGAGTATATCAAGACGCAAAGAACAGCGGAAAAAAGACAGGTGTATACCATTTTGCAAGACAGGGGGATGCAATCGCACAGGCGAAATATTTCGTCGACCATATTTCCGGGTATATTGGACAGTCTGTTCTAGTGTTAGACTATGAATCATCCGCAGTCGATCAAGGTGTCGGGTGGGCGAAAGACTGGCTAGACGCTGTCTATAACATGACAGGTGTGAAACCTGTGATCTATATGTCAAACAGCGTAATTCATAGATACGACTGGAGCTCGGTGTCGGAGCATTATTCCCTATGGAACGCGGGTTATTATTCGGGATATAACACGATTTATGGGTTCGTAGACAACCCACCGTTACGCGGTTCACTTGGTGAGTTTTACGACAACACAGTATTATATCAATATACATCATCAGGTCGCTTGTGTGGATGGTCGGAAAATTTAGACTTAGATATTTTTTATGGCGATAGCGCAGATTGGGATAAATTAGCGGGTTGTGTTGCGTCAGATAACTATAAACCCTCTGAGCCAAACCACAAAGCAGAAGATCGTGTTGTGTATTACACTGTACAGTCAGGTGATACGTTGTCACGTATTGCACAACGATACAACACAACATACAAATATCTTGCTGAGCTTAACGGTATTGCGAACCCGAATTTGATTTACCCAGGACAGGTTCTCACAATTTCCGGCGCGTATTCATCAAACACGAACACGGAAAGTGTCGCAACGTACACAGTAAAAAACGGTGATTGTTTATCCGGCATTGGAAAAAGACTTGGTGTTCCGTGGCTTGATATTGCAAATAGAAACGGTATTCATTCGCCATATACTATTTTTCCGGGTCAGGTGCTGACAGTTGCGTCAGGTTCGCAGTTAACCAACAGGTCACAGTATTACACAGTGCGATCAGGTGACACGTTGTCCGGCATTGCAGCACAGTACAACACAAATTATCAGACACTCGCTAACCTAAATGGAATCGCGAACCCTAACTTGATCTATAAAGGTCAGACTATAAGGTTGTGGTGATATGCCGTCTATTAACACAGCATACACGTGGATGATTAACGCGTGTAATGCGCCTAACATTGGATATTCTCAAAAATATCGGCGTGGACAGAATGTAAACGGGATCACGTATTATGATTGTTCCTCATTGATATCACAGGCATTAACGCAAGCCGGCTATTTTCAAGAAAATCCTTGGTTCACAACAGCCACCATGGGGCAGTATTTGCTAGACCTTGGTGCACAACACTATAAAACAGATGCTGTTCAGTGGCAAGCGGGTGACATTCTAGTTGTTCGCAGCGCAACACGTCAACACACAGAAATGTGTTATGAACCCGCGGACAGTGGTGGCATTACAATGGGTGCGCACACAGCGAATGTTCCACTTGCACAACAGGTTTCCATAAATAACTTTGTGACCGGGGTTGATTACTACACCGACCTCTATAGATTAGGAAAAGCCACAAAGCTTAAATGGATTGCAAAAAATAACTATCTCACAGGGGAAGAAATGCAGAACAATGCTTATGTATTTTATTCTATCATGTGGGGGTATGGTTTTACTTTAAACGCTGTCGCGGGTATGCTTGGCAACTTTGAACGAGAATCCAATATCAACCCCGGATTGTGGCAAAACTTAGACCAGGGAAATTATAGTCTAGGTTTCGGACTCGCTCAGTGGACACCGGCAACAAACTATACAAACTGGGCGAAAAGTCAGGGGTTCGAAATTGATGACGGTGACGGGCAGTGTTTGTGGTTGGACACTCAGACAGAGCCATCCGGTCAGTGGATTGCAACACCGCAGTATAAACTGTCGTGGTCGGAGTTTAAAAAAGCTACAGATGAACCTGAGTATCTTGCGAGTGCGTTCCTAAAAAATTTCGAACGTGCCGGAGTCGAGGTTGAGGAAGAACGGCGAAAAGACGCAAGAAAGTGGTATGAATATTTAAAAAATTTTAACCCAGACAACCCACACGTAAAAAAGAAAAAGAAATCGAAATTGTGGCTATACACTATGCCACTATGGAAAGGAGCTAATAGAGTATGACAAGAGAAGAAGCGTTAACACAGATTATTGATGCTCTTGAAAATGTTGAGGAGTTTGACGAAGCTCTCACAACTTTGAGAACACCTACGGAAGATGAAACCACTTGGAAAGCAAAATATGACGATCTTGCAGAAAAGTATAAAACACGGTTCAAAGAGGAAATCATGACGCAGAATAGTGGGGCATTGGAAAAACCGATTGAGAAACCAATTACACCTGAGCCGGTTCCAAAACTGGAAGACTTGGACTTTTCCGCAGCAACAGAGTGATGAAAGGAGAGAATGAACATGGCAACGAAAGCAAGTAACGTAGCAATTTTAAATGCAATGAGGTCAGAGTATGACCTTGAAAACAGACTCCCTGAGGTGACTCAGACCAATTTGTCTGAGATTTTCACAGCTATGATGAGTTATTCACAGGGTAAAAATCAGATTATTCCATCTCTACTTGAGAGAATCGGTCTACAGACTGTGGACTCAACAGCTTGGAGAAATCCACTCGCAATGTACAAAAAAGACCCTATGCGTTATGGTATGACTCATGAGGAAACATTTGTGAATATGTGCAAAGGTAAACTGTATGACCCGCGTGAATCATATGAAGCAGCATTTCAGCAGTATCAGTCTTACATTATGTCTGTATTCCACAAGGTTAATCTAAACATGCAGTACCCAGTTACTGTTACGTTTGATAACCTGAGATCAGCATTTTTGACAGAATACGGAATCCGCGATATGATGGGGATGAAGATGCAGTCAGCTGTATCCGGCGCGAACTGGGATGAATACAACGCTATGAAAGGCATGATTGATACCGGTTATGATAAACAGGTGTTACCGGCTATTACAGTTCCGGCTGTGACAGATGAATCGTCAGCAAAAATAATGTTAGCAGAAGTGAAAGCAGCAGTTGACGAATTTAAGTTCCCTAACCCTGCGAACAACATTGCCGGTGCAACGTCCACCTCAGAACCTTACAACCTTATTTTTATCACAACACCAAAAGTTAATGCTCAGATCAGTGTTGATGCACTGGCGTATGCGTTCCATCTTGACAAGTCACAGGTTGATGTGAGAACCGTCATTGTTGACAAGTTCGCGAACTCAGCTATTCAGGGCGTACTGTTGGACATTAGATTTTTCAATGTAAGAGATCAGTTCCGTGAAATGAGCGATCAGCGTCTTGCGAACGTCCTTGCATGGAATTACTTCTATACTATGGTGGAAATGATCAGTGCGTCACCGTTCTACCCGATTAGAGTGTTCACTACAGATCAGGTGGCTACAGAAACACTGACTATTTCCGCGAAAGGTGGAACATACACACAGGGAACTGTTGTTTCTATCCCGGCAACCGTGAAAGGTGGAACCGGTACATATCATCAAAATCTTTTGACTTACAACGTAACCGGAGCAACATCCAAAGACACGTATATTCTACCGGGAACAAACCAGTTGTATGTCGGTTCGGATGAAACCGCAGCGTCCCTTGCAGTGGAAATTGTTTACAGACCGGATGAAACCGTAAAAACAACCGTAAACTTCACAAAACCTGTCTAGTGTTAATGGGGGTGTATTAGTATGATACCAATGCCGACACAGGCGAATGTCGTGCCACGCGCACCACAAACACAGTTAAGATTATATAGGGGTGTTCCTTGGGATAATTCCTATAACCATGTTAGGCTATACAGCTCAGCACAAGACTTATTAAACCACCTTGAAAACTGGAGAGTTAATCTCTCCAGTGGGTTGGATGAAATGTCACCGATTAGAGTTGGGTCACTTGATGTGAAAGTTCCATTCACTGAAATGTCTGCACTTGACCTGAACTATTTAGCGTTCAACAACTACGGTTTACATGATGAATGGGTCTTCTGCTTCATTACATCAATAGAGTGGAGATCAGAGCGTACAACTAGAATCATATTTGAGCTAGACGTGTTTCAATGTAATTGGTACAAGTTGCAAGTGAAACCTTGCTTCATTGAATACCAACACATTCCAAAAAGTCAGGATAGAATAGGCGCAAATCAGATACCCGTGAATCTTGAATCCGGGGAGTCGGTTGTAGCCAACTCCTACCTATACCCGTTGTACAACATGGACATATGTGTCTATGTGTCAGAGGGAACAACAGGCGAACCGTTTGACGGTTCAGTAGTTAATGGAATATATCGAACAGGGTCGTTAGGTCATTACAGTGTGAAGGATGTGGACACCGTAAACCAACTAATTAAACAATACACGGAAGAGGGTATTGTGGACGATATCCTAGCAATATTTATGGCACCGCAAATCTGTGTTAACGCCATCAAAGGGGATGACTCAAACCGTACACAGTTCAAGTTACCGCTAAACAAAGGTGATATTTTTGGCGGATATGTTCCACGAAACAACAAACTATATAGTTACCCATACTGTTACGCTATGGTTGATAACAACGAGGGTCAGGCAAATGTGTATAAGTTTGAACTGTCAAACAATGATGACCACAGTATTGACTTTGAAATAGTAGGTGCAATGTGTACCTTACCACAGGTGTTGGTTGCACCGTCAAATTATAAAGGTGTAAATCGTTTATACTCAGAATCTTTGGTGATATCAGGTTTTCCGCAATGCGCTTTCCAGTCTGACACGTTCAAAGCGTGGATTGCTCAGAATAAGGGCGCACTAGCTGTTCAAGCTACATCTATTGTGGCTGACTCATTACAAGCACCGGTTGGCGCAATAACCGCAATAGCCACAGGCGGAGCTGTTGGCGGAACTCAAGTGGCATCAGGTTCTGCTAGTGCAATCCAAGGCACTATGTCGTTATTGGCACAGTTGCGAGACAAGTCTGTGGTGCCGGCATCCGTCCACGGGAAAGCACTTTCTGAGAATGTGAACGTAGCGTGCTCTTTGACTGGTGTCAGTTTCTACGTTATGTCGTGCCAAGAAGAATTCGCAAGGGTGATTGATTCGTTCTTTGACGTGTACGGGTATCCGATCAACAAGGTCGCAACACCAAACATACATAGTCGTTCAACATGGAATTACATCAAAACTGCCGGGTGCGGTTTTACTGGCGCGGTTGACCTAGCGCAGTTACAACAGATCAGAGCTATTTTCAATCGAGGTGTAACACTGTGGCACACGGATGACATAGGAAACTATTCACTCCCTAACAATTAGAAAAGAGGTGATATTTTGGGAAAGGTTAAAAATCCATATAGGGTATATGAAAAGGGTATAAACAATCCATGCAACGAACAAGATGTTATTGAATTCTACTTTTTTAATTCTATCATGAACCTGTTTGTGAACAGGTTCAAGTACACAGGGTTACCGGATTCGATTGAGCCATTCTTTATCGAACGTGTCATGTTTTTTCATGGGTTAGGTTCATTCATTTATGATGATATTGCAGATGCTTTCGCGTTCATGAAAGTGAACCTGTCAGGAATGTATGATATATACAATGTTCCACAGGACAGGTGGGCGTATGCAAATAACGGCTATATGAAAGAGTACGGAAAAGAAAACTCCGTAATTATGTGGGATTCAGCTACAGCATTTCCGTATTATTATACCGCTTGTATGTACGCCAAAACTATGGCAAATGTATGGAGAACACGTGACATTAACATGTTTAGTCAGCGTACACCCGTTGCGATTACATCCTCAGACGATGAAAAGTTGAGTTATCAAGTTCTTGGTGACGAATACTCCAACTATATTCCCATCATTAAAATTAGTGATACAATTAACATCAAGAATCTACAAGCTATATCATTAGGTGCGCCATACGTTGTTGACAAGCTAGAAGATGAACTTTCTGTGTTGTGGGCGCGTGTGTTGACTGATCTTGGTTATGAATCGAACCCGTCAGAAAAGAGAGAAAGACTAATATCTGATGAAGTTGCCGGGAACAACGGTCACACAGAGGGTAACAGAAATCTAGCACTAGCACTAAGAGAGCGTGCAATCGACGCTTGTAACAACTTGTTTGGGTGGAAAGCTAAAGTGGAGTTTAGATCGAACCTGCCGACACCACTGAACGCGCCGGAACAATTCATGCCAAACATTGACGGAAAGGGTGATGATATTGAGTAAGTATACAACAACCATATATAATATACTTCAAAACATTGTTCCAAACTCTGAAACCTTAACACCGGATGAACTGGTTGAGCAGGGTGTAAACGTCTTTTTCGACTTCTCATTCCCATGGTACAACGAGACAGGTTATGGAAAATCAGAGTTTATGGTAGCATACTTGACAAGGTATCTCAATAATGAAATAGGTCAGGAAACGTTAGGCATGCACAAGCAATTTTTTAAAGGTTTGATGTATGAAAACATAGAAGAAATGAAACAAAAATATGCGTTACTAGGTGATATGCCTAACGTTGCCGGTGAAAGGAGTGTGAAACACAATGAAAACATAAACGACACAGAAACGAGCAACACAGACGCAAAACAAGATATAGTGTCTACAGACGTTTCAATCCAAAAACAAAACACACAGTCTATTCACTCAGACAATCCGCAAGTCACAATTAGCACCAGTGACTATGCGTCTGAAATGGATAGAGGTGAAGCAACCACAAACAACAACACAAACTCATCATCTAATTCTACTGGACAAACTGACAGCAACAGGGTAGGCAACACAAAACGCACACTATCTGAAAATGTAACAGACACACGCAACAGTGATAAATATTTTAATGCAATTTCTGAGGGTGCGTATTTAATCAATACAATACTATTGAAACGTTGCAGGAAACTATTTATGCAGGTGTGGTAATAAGTGAGGTGATAAAAATGGAAATAACACCATTAATCAAATTAAGTTGTTGTAATCTTCCGTCGGTTTATAATGACAAACAGTCATACTATGAGGTGTTATGCTATCTTGAAAAAAAGATAAACGAATGTATCAATGCCGTTAACGGATTCACAGATTCCTACAAAAAATACACAGATGAACAGATTGCACAATTAAAGTCAACACTTGAAACTGAAATACAAGAGCTTGAGAGCTATATCAATGAACAAGTCGCTGACTTCAAAGGATATGTTGACGGAAAGATCACTGATGTACAATCAGATTACAACGAAAAGATAACGACACTTGAAAAAGCAATAAATGCGAAAATAAGTGATATTTCAAATTCTTTAACTGAGTTGACAAAGACAGTTTATCAGCTGAACGCAGAAGTATATTCATACATCAACCAAGAGGTTGATCGGCTAATTGATTATATAGACAAGTATGCTTGTGAAAATATACAATGCTATAACCCGGTCACAGGAAAATATGACAGCATATGCAAAATAATTGGTGATATTTATGACTCAGCAAGATACTGCGGAATCACTTGTGACGAATTTGACGGGTTAAAGTTAACGTGTAAAGAGTTTGAAACGCTCAACATGACAGCACACGACTTTGATCTGTACGCAGGTTGTAAATTAGTTCCGTCAAGTCAGTTATATATGTTCTCACCATTCACAGGAGAATATGTATTCTATCAAGATGTTATTTATCGGTTAGCGGAGTTACACGCTAACAATCCAATTACAGTCAGTGAATTTGATGGATTAACAAGACTGACATGTAAATCATTCGCAGACTACAATATGACAGCGTATGAATTCGACAAAACAGCAAAAAATATTATGATGTAAGGAGATGTTTTTATTATGGCAAGCACAAACAAAACAAGTAATTATAAATTATCACAGTATATTGGGACAGATAAACCGACATACCTTGGAGACTACAACAGTGATATGTCAAAAATTGATGCACAGATGAAAGCAAACTCAGATGCAGCTTCCAACGCTGCAAGTGCAGCAGGTTCGGCTGAAGCTGTTGCGGAAAAAGCGTCGAAGGATGTCGCAAATCTCACCCAGTCTGTAACAGCGAACAGCGAGGATATAGCGGCGGTCAAAGTAAAAAACACTCAGCAAGACGCAGCTATTCAGAACGCAAATAACACAGCAAGTTCAGCACTGAGCAAAGCTACACAGAATGAACAGAATGTTACAGATATTAATTCACGTAATCAGTGGATTCAGGGAACTAATATCCATAACACAGGACTACCTAACTACAGTTCAGGCTCTTGGAATTGTGGATACAATCCATTGTCAGGTTTGCTTATTATTAGCGGACAGATAGGACTTTCTCAGGGAAGCACAATCGCGGCGAATACAACTATTGCGACACTTCCGAAAAACATTAGTGACATGATTGCTTCAACCGGACAGCGTACAATGTGGTCGTCTTTATACTTGACACTGGCGAATGGTACATTGCAGGTTCAGAACATCAATATTGACCAGACAGGAAGAATTTTCTCTTCCCTCAATCTGAACTCTGCCCAGTACCTCAACATTCAGGTTACACTAAACACAAGCGCGTGGTCACTGTAATTCAATAAAAATATAAGCACAAAGACGTCACATTACGTGGCGTCTTTTTTATGCGATAAACATTGTTGCACATTATATACAATATTCAATTAAGCAATCGTTTAATTGTATGTTGTATTTTATCGTGCATTATACACACCGTGGGAATCGTGCTTTTTGCGGGGAAAACGAAATACCA